GAGTTGATCGTCAACGTCCCGCTGTAAGTAAACGTCATCCCCGCTACGAGGGTCACGCTGCCAGAGACGGTAATAGCAGCAGATCCTGCAATCGTCCCAGCAAACCCCGTACAGTTGATCGACTTGGCTCCGGTGTTGCCGGATGAGATCGTGCAGGTGCCGGTGGAGAGGTTTGTGAAGAACACATCATCCGCGCTGGTAGGCACAGACGCGCCACCAGCACCACCGGACGAAGTAGCCCACTTGGTCCCTGCAGTACCATCCCAGTTGGCAGTCCCACCGACCCAGAAGCGATCTGCGATTTTAGCTCTCCTTAAATCTCAGTGCCTTGGGGCCATGTGTATCTAACTTTACATGGCAAGGCATTTCGACAGACGCCACGTTTACACCTTGTAATACCAGACACCTTCAACTTCTACGAGCTTCGCCCCGGCAGGGGGTACACCCTCTAGCTTCTGATACACCTCTCCGGCGATCTCTTTGGTGGTGTCCGGCTGCTCAACCGGAGGTGCAGTCACAACAGCAATCCAGTTGTCCCGGCGCTGTTCCTTCATGGCCTGGATCTCTGCTTCCGTAAACGTGTGATCGTCCGGGAGGTGCAGGGCATCAGCAAATTTGCCATGAGGAGTTTCAAATTCAAAGTCAATCTTAATCATGTGTGCTCCAACAAAAACACCCGCCGGAGCGGGTGCTTAATCACACCCCATTGAGGGTGTCTACAACTAATTATGCTGCATCGAGGGAAAAAGTATAGGTAACATTTAATGTATCACCCGAAACCACACTCCGATCCCCCGGAGACTGAAAGTCTGCCGCCGAGAACAACGTGCCGGTCGTGCCACCCTTGGTGTTGTTCGAGATCAAGAACGCGCCACCAATTGTAGCCGTGGCATTAATACTGAACGAGGCTGGAGATGCCGAGTTAGTAATCACCGAAGGGTCAGCCGTGGTTGCCGTACCGAACGTGCATGTGGGACGATTGGCATTACTATAACCTGTCTCTTCGGTCCAGCCCGCATGGGATGATGCCGTGTCGCCTGCTGCTGGAGTATTGGAAGCTCCTGCACCATAAAGACCAATGAACCACGCCGTGATCTGGGTGCCACTGGCGAAATAAACAGCGTTCATCGACTGAAGCCCGACGTTCACCACCAGATTCTTGGACTCAGCTTCCCATTTCAGGTTGCCATCTTTGTCGATGCACTGAATATGGAAGACACCGCCGCCCTTGACGGACTCGGTGGGCTTAATATCACGAACGACCGCAGCAGCTACCTGATCGGTCGATTTTGCGTTTTCACGAGACATGTGAGACCCCTTTAAGAAATACGGACAATCGCCGATGTATTGGTTGCCGCTGGAAACTGAACAGTAAACGCAGTCGTCGATGTTTTATCGCCGCCAAAATTCAACACACAAACCGTTGGGTTACTAACACCGTCAAACTTATAAATCAGTGCGCCTCGAGCGGTCAATGCCGAAGACCAAGACACATTAGAAAAAGAAAGATACGCAGTGGTATTACTTGGGTCCGCTCCCGTTGTTGGCTGCACAGACACGGTTAAAACTTCTCCGCCGGGACTGTAGCCAGAAGCAACAACTTCATTATCGGTCGTATATGAATCTGTCGTCGGACCTAAATTTGCTGCACCGGTATAAAGCGCAATTTTGAACGTGTCCGTTGAAAAGTTAAACGTGCCTGCCGGCAAGCCTACTTTGAACGCATTGGTGGCACCTTGCTGAATAGCCATCAAGTCACCTGCTGCCGATACTGACCAGAGCGATACGCGTCTTGACGCTCCATACCATCGCCCAGACGTTTTGCCAACGCCAGCGCTTCCATATACTTCTGATTGTAGAGCGTCATCAGGTCTTGTTCACCCTTCATGTAGGTGTACGCTTCGACCAATGATCCGTACAGCAAAACCGAATCAAAGTTATCACCCAACCAAGTCTGACCGCTTGCAGCCACCGTAATTGACTCGGGGTAATAGTAATAATGCAGTTCGATGGTGTAAACAGCGTTGGGGGTTGGCCCCAAAATAAACGAGAGTTCGTTCGTAATGGTCGTGCCAGAAACCGTTGGCCCAAACAACGCGTAATATTTTGGAATAGCGGTCTCAGTCGGATCAGGATACGCCTGCCGAATATAGTTGACATCTTTGTTCAGCAAGTACTCGTACGTGCCGGCTGCGTCGATCACAGCCATCGAATACACCGCTAAAAAATCATTGGGGCACGACAAATACTTCACATTGGTAGACGTGGAACCCGTGACGTTTTTACGCAGCGACGGAAACTGCACAGTGTTATAGATACGCTGTTCCGCCTGTTTGACGAAAGTTGGTATCTGAGCAGCAAAATCGCTGCTCGTATTTTCTGTGTACGCGACAAGCGCGTCCGAAAGCTGCGTGTAATTCACGCCATCGGTCCCCGAGACATCACGCCTTTAGTGGCCGCGCCCGTACCGCGCATTTTGATGCCGGTGGTTTTGGCTTCCGGGCTGTAACCATGACGGTCCACGCCGTACACAGACATGTTGACACTGTCGGCTTTGGTGGGTTCAGCGTCGTAGCCGTTGCCCAACTTAACCTTGGAACTACCCGTCATAGTGTGCGGAGGTGCGTAAACTTCAGCGGGGCCAACCTCTTTGCCACCTTTTTTCATGCTGAACTTAGCCATGATTAGATCCCCGTTGCGGGAACTTTCCGCACTGATTTTTTCTGATTGGCGACCTTCGCCAAGTTACGGCCCATCGCCTTCATTTGGGCATTAGTCTTGCCCCCCTTCGCCATTTTAGTCAGAGGCTTGCCGGGGTGCATCGCACGCTCGTGTTTGTGAACCGCCTTTTTAACGTCCATTCTTTGCTCCTATACAGTCACAACTGTGACCGAACCGATATCAATTTGCAAGACAAGATTGTTGGGCGTTAAACCGGCGTCGTTTGCTCTTGAGCCACCAACAGGTGCCCAGCCCCATTGAATGACGCGGCTCCCTAATTCGGAATAACCTACGGCGTTGGGTCCAGTACCGCCGTTCAATTCGATTTGCAACCCACTTGTTCCGGACAGTTGGTAACTTACATCTGGGCGAGGTTCACGAACCGCCTGTGGATCATAAACCGGATACATACCCAACTGCAACTGCGGCTGATCCGGCTCCCAACACTCCGGACAGACTTTGATACTGACCATTTTTGTCTTGATAGTCAGCTTGCGCAACTGCGTCAGTTTGTAGCGCTGACCACAACGATCACACTCCGCGATGCTGTATTTGCCGGCAGCGTACTTTGGACCCGCCATACATCACCTGTAGTACATGATGCGCGGTACAAACCGATCGTTGGCCTTATCCCGATCTTCTTCAGACGCCAACTGCCACTGCTGCTCGTAATCCGCTTTCAACATCGCAATCCGATCTGGCGACACATCCGGCAGCTTGATTGATAAGTAGTACGCCAGCCCAGCCACCATGCAGTTCAAAAGACGGAACGGAATATCTTCCGTCTTCGTACCCGTGCCCGCATCCTGCATCCGACGCAAGCGCCAGTACACAAACATGTAGAACGGGTCACCCACAGAACCTTGGTTGGGTACCGGCCAAATGTTGATGGAAGGAGGCCGCGTCACATAAACTGACGCTCCGACCGTATGCAGCGCAGCTACTGTGTTTTGCTGACCTCGACCGCAATAACTGATGTATCCCGCTGTAAGACTGGGATCAGGTTGAGTCAGGTTACTGTAGCTGATGATCTCGCTACCAATTTTTACAAAACCTGCCGCAGGAAGCTGCGTAACATCGGCCAGATAAATTGTCGTATCAGTTGCGGCTGCGTTTTGTGTTGCTACTGTCGTAGACGCCGAAGTGTTTACCTCTGCAGTCTGCCGATTAATCCAAACTTGAATAGGGCGTCCCTGAGCGTACTTATTAGGGATCGTAGAATAAGTTGATTCGCTGATCCTATTGATGTTGATGTCCACTTGTGTGGTTCCAACACCTGCATTGGTGCGGGTTACCTGATCGAGCAAGTCAATCGTGTCGTTGGGCAAAGCGTAAATAATTTGATTTGGGTACAGCGGGATCTGTCCCTGCTCGATCGTCCACAGATTAATACCGCGATTGGCCCACTCGATGGTCAGCAGGTTCAGACTGCGACGTGCAGTCCTAAAGTT